ATGATTACCCTACCCGCAGCCCTTGCCGGCATGGGGGCATATCGGCAGTTCTTGCTATATAAGCTAGTGCCGAGCGCTACTCGACCAGGCAAGACGGATAAACTACCCTGCGATTTCCGTACCGGACGAGTCGTATCGGCGCACGATCCGCAATATTGGACCGACTCACAGACTGCCATTGCCGCAAGCGCTAATTATGGCAAAGAATACGGTGTTGCATTCACGTTCACAAATCAAGACCCTTTCTGGTTCTTGGACATCGACAATTGCTTGCAGCCCGATAACACTTGGTCGCCGCTGGCAGTCTCATTATGTAACTATTTTAACGGCTGTGCCGTGGAGGTATCTCAAAGTGGAAAAGGGTTGCATATATTTGGCTCCGGCAGGTGCCCTACACATTCTTGCAAGAATGTTACTCTGGGGCTTGAGCTTTACGATACTGGCCGTTTTGTTGCGCTCACCGCTAATGGGGCTATTGGTTCTTGCTCCTTTGATAGCTCTCACTTGCTTGATGGATTGGTGGCTACTTATTTTGCTACTGAGAATACAGCGACGGCTGGAAGCGACGGTTGGACAGAAGGACCCTGCGAAGGATGGAACGGACCGACCGACGACGAAGAGCTAATACGCAGGGCTATCCGTTCCAAGTCAGTTAACGCCGCGTTCGGCAATAAGGCGTCGTTCCAAGACTTGTGGGAGGGTAACGTCGAAGCGTTATCGCGCACTTACCCGGACGAACTGAGGGGTTACGATAGTAGCAGCGCTGACGCGGCACTCGCGCAGCACTTAGCGTTCTGGACAGGTAACGACTGTGCGCGTATCGAGCGATTGATGCTAAAGAGCGGATTGGTGCGTGAGAAGTTCGATCGAAGGGATAGCAAATACGGGACGTATCTTAAGCGCACGATTGATACCGCCGTCGCACGTCAGGTAGACGTATTAAGCGACAAACATCTTGTTGAGGTCGAGAGTATTGCGACTCCAGTCAAGGGGGAGCAGCCTGCCCCAAAGTTAGTTGACGGCACTACGTTCGCTAATGCAGCGGACCAACTACAGCTATTCGCTGGATGCGTGTATGTGACTGATATTCACCGGGTGTTCGTACCTGGCGGTAGTATGCTCAAACCCGATCAGTTCCGCGCACGATACGGTGGCTATATGTTTACCCTAGACGCGGCGAACGAGAAAGTAACCAAGGACCCTTGGGAAGCGTTTGTAATGTCGCAGGCGTTCCGGGCGCCGAAGGTCGATAGTAGTTGGTTCAAACCTAATTTAGAACCTGGCTCGATTAGCGAACGCGGCGGCAAAACCTACGTTAATACATATTGGCCGGTAGAAGTCTCGCGCAAAGTAGGCGACGGCACGCCTTTCTTCACTCACTTGACGAAGGTATTGCCCGACGAACGGGACCGGCAAATATTATTGAGTTATATGGCAGCATGTGTGCAGCATAAAGGAATTAAATTCCAATGGGCGCCGCTGTTACAAGGAGTCGAAGGTAACGGTAAGACATTATTCACTCGGTGCGTCGCCGAAGCTATCGGGGATCGATACGTTCATTTTCCTAAAGCGAGCAAATTGGCTAAAGAGTTCAACAGTTGGTTGGTAGGGAAATTGTTCTACGGCGTTGAAGACATCTACGTTCCGGATCACAAGCGAGAGGTTATTGAAGAACTGAAACCAATGATAACGGGAGAAAATCTTGAAATCGAAGGGAAAGGAGTCGACCAAATTAATTCATGGGTCTGCGGGAACTTTATATTTAACTCGAATCACAAGGATGCGATACGGAAAACCCGCAACGACCGCCGTTTTGCTGTGTTCTACACTGCTCAGCAAGAAGCCACGGATCTGCAGCGGGACGGCATGTCTGAGGACTACTTCAATCGCTTATATGAATGGCTACGAGCCGACGGATACGCGATCGTGAGCGAGTTACTTCACACTTATCCGATTCCTGAAGAGTTTAATCCGGCAGGATATTGCTCTCGGGCACCGCATACCAGCAGCACAACAATGGCAATTAATGCCAGTTTAGGTGCGATTGAACAAGAGATCAAGGAAGCGATTGACCAAGGGGTTCCCGGGTTCATTGGCGGCTTTGTCAGTAGCATTCAACTTAACTTATTACTGGAACGCATAGGCGCAGCGCGTCGACTTTCTCATAATAAACGGAAGGATATGCTGCACGATATGGGTTACGAGTACCATCCGGCTTTGGTTGACGGCAGGGTTAATAATACGGTGCGTCCGGATAACGGTAAGCCTCGCTTATTCGTGCGCAAAGATGCGCCGGCACGAGGGATCACGGTGGCGGCTGATGTCGCTCGTGAGTATGAGAGACTAAACGATGTAATTGCTGAGAGGGTATTTGGATAATGAAAGATACATTTGCTATAAAATTAGACTTGACTATGATGGCCGAAAAGTTACATGGGCATATTGCTCATCGCGCTGAAGAAATAGATGGTTTGGTAAATAAGACTATCCAAACATACTGCACGGACGGTACGATTGAAAGAGTTGTAGATGCTGAGGTACGAAAAATACTGGACGATGCCATTAAAGAATCAATCGACAAGTATTTTAAGTACGGCAAGGGTGAAGATCACATCAGGAAGCGGGTTGAGACTGCGTTAGATGAGGTATTAAAGTGATGACCCCGGAAGCGTTCGCTACTCACTGGCACGGCGCACAGGTTCGCAAGTATACCGGCGAGCCGTACATTAAGCACTGCCAGGAGATCGTTGAGATACTGGATACCGTGCCGCATACTGAAGAAATGATTGCCGCCGCTTGGTTGCATGACGTACTTGAGGATACTGAGTGTAGCGCTCAGTTAATGTACGACGAGTTTGGGTTAGATGTGGTCAAAATGGTTGTTGATCTGACTGATTGTCACCGATCGGTCGGCAACCGTGCTATGCGTAAAGGGATCGACAGACGGAGACTTGAGCGCGCCAGCGCTGAGGTCCAGACCATCAAGCTAGCTGATTTGATTAGTAATACTAAAAGCATCGCCGAGCACGATCCGAAATTTGCCACGGTGTATTTAGCTGAGGCCCGGATGTTGCTCGACGTATTAACTAAAGGCGATGCGAGTTTGAGGGAGAGATTGCACAAAATACTCTCCTAAATATCCTATTTTGCCGCTCAATCTCACGGTTGCGAGCTTTAAACGCACGTAACGGACTGTTGTATTTCTGTACCAACGACTCGCATACTTCGCTCGCAATGGCGAACGTCGACGCCCCTGATACGCCAGGGAAACATCGCGTTCTAAACTCAACGACTCGTCTAATGCCAGCAACGCCAGAGGCAGCCCGCCGATCTCTAGGACGGCATACATCGGTATCTCACCTTCATTGTCAAAAGCTATACGCGTCAACTTCATGTCCGAGTCACACAGTGGGCATGGGTGTTTACGCAGGGCGTCTTTAAGTTGATCAATTGTTATTTGCATGGTTTCCACTCCGGCAATGGAGTTGGAATAGCAGCTTTCTTGTGACGCTCTTCTACTATTGACATATCCAATGGTGCCTTACTCTCATTAAATAAATTAGCCGCGTATTTAGCCAACGAATCCTTGTCGTCCTTATGCACTAGATAATGCAGTATTGCTGACGTACCTACAGGCTTGGTAAATTTACCTCGATGCGTTACTTTACTCATTGTAATACCTGGTCTACGCAGCGCCATTGCCAAGTGCATTGCAGCATTTACTTTATCGACATCTTGTTTCCAGACCCTCACTTTTAGTACGGAAAGTTCATCGTCGTCGGGCTTGGTAATCGTATTATTTACGCATTTTGAGCATGATCCTGACTGAGTATATCGGTAAGCATAATGCCCGTTTTTACAAGGTCGACCTGTTATATAAGTAGGCAACCATAACTTAAGAGCTTCTGGACGTTCCATATAATATCCTATATTTATGATATGTAGCTAAGATGTATTATACCTAAGATATGTAGAAAAGCCAAATATTTACCACAAATACCCCGGACTCGATTTTTGAAAGCCTTTATCCATGCGGTTTACCCCAATACGTCAAAAAAATACACGGTTTTCACATCGCTCTATATCATAGTGATATGGTATATACATTACATATCATATGCTAATGTACGGCTGCTATGAATGTTATATTATTACGGGGTATAGGGGTATATATAGGTATATAAGTAATATAAATAAGGAGTTAGAGTACCCCACCCCGTACTTACCCTGTAAAAGTTATCCACAATTGATGGGGTATTACATAATTGTGTTGACAACTGATGACAGCTTCGTTAATATTCTGTGTCTGCGAAAGCAGCGGAGGTCACGGAGGGTTGATCTGTTGGTAACTGGAGAACACCAAATGAAAATTGAGTTCGAACGATTAGGTAGATCACTCGTCGGCTGCATCGTGGCTGATGTGGTCGTGGTGGCTATACTTGTTAAGTCTCAGGGTAAATGGGAGATTGACGATATGATTCCGAGTAAGTATCTTAACGCCGAAAAGCATCAGGAAATTAACGACGCTATTAATAAAAAACTCAACGAGTTGAACTCAGCGGAGGTGGTTAAAATTGTTTCCGTCAGCCGATAGCGCCCTGAGGTGGGCGGCAAAGATCAAGTGCACGTTGATAATCGACGCTAGTTCGGTTAACGATATGTGCGGCAAGCCTACCCCTGGTACAACGAACGATCTACTCCGAGGTTTATCGGCCCAAGAAGCGCAGCAGCAAGCCGACACAATCATCAAGTACGCAACAAGTATTTCCGACTCTGTTTGCGTACAATACATTCAAGCCAAATATTTCTTCCAGACGAAAGTTGACGATATCGTTCAGCGAGTAATGTCAAACGTACTTCACGCAATGGGTGGTACTAATCGCCGTGATATCCATTGTGTCGTACGTGCTTATGTCGGTGATACCGTAACCAAACGGCAGATGAGGGAGGCGCTACGTTGCCGTAGCAGCACCGTCGCTAAGATCGAAACCCAGGTTTACGACGCGATGGACGGGGTGCATTACCAAGCAATGAACGGATTGGAAAGTAAGTTAAAGGATATGGGGTTGATATCACTTGACAGATAAATGGTAACGCTGATAACATAAAAACCCTAAGATACCGAAGCTCGCTCAGGAAACTGTGCGGGCTTTTTTCATTTATACATTTAGGAGCAGGGTCAGTGATGGGCACTCCGATAAAACTTGAAGACATGCTCGCAGACGCCGTTAAAAGAGTTGATAGGTTAGAAGCTGACTCAACCGAAAAAGAGACAAGGATAAAGATGCTTGAGGGGTTTAAGTTAGAGTGTGATCGTTTGCATAAGCAAGGGGAAGATCGGCAGCGTCGGCATGAGGATAGTTTAAATCGGAATACTGAATCGATGATATTGATGGCTAAAGCCGTAGCGGATATGAATATTACAATGACGCGGTTGCTGCAGAACGACGATGACGCTAAGCCAATAATCAAGCTATACCGAGACGTCGGTACTGCATGGAAAGTCAACAAGACTCTGTGGACGACAATTGTTTCGATCGCCGTAGGTGTTGCCGCAATAGTTGCCGCTTGGAAGGTGTTCTGATGACCAAAGTAATTGATTGGGAGCGGGTTGAGATTGATTACCGCGCAGGGATCAAGACGCTTCGGGATATCGCCGACGAACATGGTATTAGTCACGGTGCGATAAACAAGAGGGCTAAGCGTGACGGGTGGGTCAGAGATCTGACTGCGAAGATACAAGCTAAGGCTGCTGAACTGGTATCCAAGAGTGCGGTATCCAAAGAAGTATCCAAAACGATGCGGATACTTGAATCTGAGATAGTTACTGCCAATGCCGTCAATAACGCTACGATAGAATTGAAGCAGCGCGATGACGTGACATTTGGTAGAGAGGTAATTACTAGCTTAATTCAAGAACTAAAAGAACAGATCGACAACCGCGCTGATCTTGAAGATCTCGGCGAAATGATGCGTAACCCCGACGCTTACGGCAACGATAAGCTGAATGATCAATATAAGAAAGTTATTTCGTTTGCAGGTCGCGTTGATAACGCTAAGAAGTTAGCTGAGGCAAACAAAGTGCAGATCGAACTTGAGCGTAGGGTTTATAAGATCGATACGGACCCGTTCAGCGATGCGGACAAGAAAGCTCGAATAACTGTAAGTTTTGAATAATGACTGAAGTTAAGATCCCCGCAAGGTTTCCTCAGAAGCTTAAGTTTCTGTTTGATCCTTATCGTTATAAGATCGCATATGGCGGTCGCGGGTCAACTAAGTCGTGGTCGTTTGCGAGAGCGTTGTTGATTAAAGGTTCTGAAAAGCAATTGAGGATACTGTGCGCCCGTGAAGTTCAGAAATCTATCGAACAGTCGGTGCATCTATTGCTTAGTGATCAGATCAAGATGTTAGAGTTGGAGTGGTTCTACAGAATAACAGACACAGAAATAACTGGAATTAACGGGACGCAATTTAACTTTGCCGGCCTATCGAATATTACAGCAGCGTCGTTGAAATCATACGAAGGTGTGGATATCGTATGGGTAGAAGAGGCCCAAACCGTGACGAAAAAATCTTGGGATACTTTGATACCTACGATTCGTAAAGATGATTCTGAGATATGGGTAA